AGATGCTTTCATTCTTGGCGCGGGCCTGAACCTCGGCCTGTGTTTTCACCGGCTGTTCGGCGGGGGTGAGTAGCAGGCTTTTGAGCGGACTGACGCCGCCGACAAGAGCTGTCAGTTCGCTGGCAGCGGTGCCCGAATTGCCATCGCTGGCCGCAGTCTGCGCATCGACGCGATATTCCTCGTAGATATGTTCTATCGTGACGTTGCACTGGCACGATTTGATGTTCACGCCTTCGATCAGCTGCGACACCAGAGGGCCGCTGTGCTGACCGATCAGCAGGAAGTTGCCCTGCTGGTCCGAGCCCATCACCACGCCGCGAGGACGTGCGATGCGCTCGAGGAAATCCCAGATCAGCTCACCCTTTTCGTTCTGCAGCTTGTCGAATTGCGTCAGGTCCAGATTGCCGATCACCTTGACGCCGACCGGATAGTCCGCAAGCACCTCCTACGCGACCTGCAGGATGTTCTTCTTGTCGAAGTTGCCGGTCTTGGTGCTGACGCTGGATTTCGCCGCTGGAGCCGTCATACTTTTGCCGATCAGCATCACGCCGTGCTGGTTGGCATCGTAGGCCACCTGCCGCGTCTCGATGTAGCCGGTGACCGCGAGCTGGCCCGCCATGATGATGGTGCACAGATCGCCCGGTTTGAACTGCAGCTTTTGCCACAGCGGAAAAACGCCGCCCTTCTGCAGGAGGATCGGGTCGCGCTCGGCTGCGGTGAAGCGGAAATAGGCGAAGCTGTCGGCCCAGCGTTGCTGCACCCAGACCGACTCCCAGTCACTGAACTCCTGACCGTTCACCACCAGAACGGCGGTCTCCTGCGGTTTTGGCATGATCAGGCCGACAAGGCTTGGCCGGTCGGCGGGCAGAAGGCTGGATGCACGACCTTGTTCTCGGCGCGCAGCTCATCGCAGCGCGAGGCGTCGTCATAGAGTTTGTACGCCATCACCAGCGACGGCAGCGGCTCGAAAAACTGGAAGTTCAGCATGCGCGGCAGCGGTCGCGCCGTCGCAACCAGGTGATTGGTGACAGCACCGTGCAGGGTGATCAGCGCCTGAAACGTCATCTGATCCATGCCGTCCGCTGCAGTCTCCTCGGCATCCTGAAACGGCTGCTGCAGCTGCAGCTTGATGGCATCGACATCCTGCCGACTGACGAAGGTCATGGTGCCGATGATGCGGGCCTCGGTAGCAAGACAAAAGTTGAGGCCAGCATTCATGACCAGATTGCCGCCAAGCGTTGTCGGCGTTTCCTGTTCGATCTGCTGGCGAACCACGTCCAGCTGCTGCAGGCTCGCACCGGCCTGCCGCGCCAGATCAAAGCACTGGTCGAGCGGTGGCCCCAGTGCATCATCGATGCACAGCTTGAACGCATTGGCTCTGGTGTCGCCGATGGCAGTGCGCGCGTCCGATCCGGCGCGGCCTTTCGCTGGCACGGTGCCGATCAGGTTCTGCAGCATCCGATCAACAATCGGCGCAGCCTCTTCTGCATCGAGCCGCTTCATGCGTTGATAACCCCTGTCGGTGGCGGCAGCGGCTGTTGCGAAAGTGAACGCAGCACCTGATCGCGCAAGGCCTGACTGGCGGTAGCAATGATTGCGGCTGTCGCTTGGTCTGGCGCACTATTCTGCGGATCGAGGCCGTACTCCTGAAACGTCATGTCGATGACGCAATATCCGCCGAAGCGTTCTTCCTCGGTCAGGCGATAACGCGGGCACACCACCATCTGCGACGGCTGCGTCGGCAGCTGCAGCACACCGGGGCCTTCGGTCTCCAGCTGCTGGATCAGCGCATCGCGCGACTTGCGATAGTCGATCTGATAGAGCGTGTACTCGCTGTCGTAGGGAAACACGATGCAGTAGCCGCGAATGGTGAACTCTCGCGCGTGGCGGCCCATGTCCTCGGCATAGGGCAGCTCTTTTTTCGGAAACTGATGCTCGACAATCCTGCGCCCGCTCTCGCGCGCATTGCTCTCGCAATGGAAGCGTGCATCGTTGAACGATGCTGGCATCAGTGAGCCGCGCCAGCCTGACGGCAGATCGAAGATGTTCGTCATATCGACAGCACCTCACTCGGTGGTGCAGGTCCGCGCCGCGCTGGCTCCATCTGGGTCTGCCGGTTGATCTCGACATCCTTGAACAGGCCCTTACCCTCCGCGCCGACGCTGGTGCCTTTCGGCGCGTTGACATCGACGCTGATCTTGCCGCTGCCTTCCACCTTGGTGGAGGCGACCTGCGATTTGTCCAGCTGCTGGCGATCTGCTGCAAACTTGGCAGCGCGGCGGTCAAGTTCACGGCCCCAGCCTGCTTCAAATGATTGCGGCGTCTGCGGGCCGCGCATGCCGGGATAGGGATTTCCGGCGATGTTGGTCATCTTGCCTTGCGTGTAGAAACCAAGGCCCTGCTGGTGCATCAAATAAATTTCGGTCGGGTTCGGCTCGCGACCGAAGTGCTTCTTGAAGCCTTCACGGTTTTCCTGCGCCAGCTTGGCAGCAGCCTGCGCATTCGCCATCGGGTTATAGATGTCGCCGCCTGCACCCGTGCGCGCCCACTCGCCGCGACCGATCTGAAATAGTCCCTTGTATTGCGTTGATCGGTTGACGTTGCTCGATGGATTGAGACTGCTTTCGATGGACGCCATCGCCTTCCAGTGCGCTTCATCCATGCCGGATGCCGCAGCTGTGGCGCGAATGGCTGCATCGACATCGGTGCCGCCGCCGATCCTGCCGCCGCCGAACCCGCCGCCACCTGGGACAGCTCCTGCACCACCGCCGACCGCGCCGCCACCAGCTTCAGTGCCGCTCGGCAATCCGCCGCGACGAAACTCATACCGGCTCGCAGCCTGTTGCGATTCCCAGCGGCCCTGATTGCCGCCGAGACCCGTGAACCGTCCGGTCTTCGGATCGTAGTTCTCGACAAAGGTGACGTGGCTTCCGGTTGATCCGGTTCGCGCGCCGCGCCGAACAGCAACGTCTCCGGGTTGCGGCGCGCCCTCGACAGCCGTGCCCCAGTTGCGCCAGTTGGAAGCGATGGCCGGATTCTTCGGTGGCGTGCCGCCCGCCGACTTGACGACCGACGCTGCAAATTCGCCGCACCAGTTTCCGGCCTTCGGGTAACCCTGATTGCGCATGAAGGCTTCGACGCCACCGGGGCCGCTGTGCAAGGCGACAGCTTGTGCTTTGGCAAGGATGTCCGATGGAACGGAAGGATCACCCGCAGGGCCTGATTGCCCTGTCCCTGTCGGCCCTCCGGTGTCGCTGCCGTATGGCCCACCGCCACCGCCGCCACGGCCACCGCCGAACCCGCCGCCGAGCGATTGCGGCACCTGACCGCCGCCACCGTAGCCGCCGACGCCCCCCCCGTAGTCGCCACCGCCCCACTGCCCACCACCGCCACCACCACCGCCACCGCCACCGCCACCACCGCCACCACCGCCAGTGACGAAAGCTGCATTCTGCAGCAGGCCTCCGCGACCGGGGCCTGCGCCTTGGAAACTGGTCGGCTGATAGCCGCCGAGCTGCAGCTGCTCGGTCAGCTTCTTGGTTGCTTCGGTGTTCTTCTCCAGCTCCTGCGGGACGCGCTCCTTCCAACGATCCTCAAAGGTGCCCCCGCCGCCGCCGCCGCCGATACCGAACTTGCCCAGCTTCTCCTGCAGGCTCTCTTTCGCCTTGTCAGGGCGCAGCAGCTCCTGACTGCCGATCTTGTTCAGGATGCCATCGAGCACGCCCTCGATCTCTTTCAGCGCCCACATCACGGCTGGCATGAAGGGCTGCTTCATCATCTCGACGATGGAGGACCATTTTTTCTCGATCTGGCCCATCTCATTGGAGAGCGCCTCGGCGTTCTTTTGGCGTTGATCGGCGAGGCGTTGCTCTTCGGCGGTTAGCTCCTCCAGCTTTCCGGCATTTGCCAGCAAAGCGTCATAGCCCTGCTTGGCCCAGAACGAATTGCGCCGGTTCGCTGCTTCCTGCTCGCTGTGGGTCTGCTCCAGCGCGTGACGATAAACCTGCTCGCCGCCTTCGCGGATGATGTTGAGCTGCTCGGCAATGGTGCGCGCGTGCGTGAGCCGGTCGAGGTAACGCTCCATGTTTGCAACAGCTTGCGGGTCGTGGCCTGCCTGCCGCATCAGGTCCAGTCTTAACTGGCTTCCGACGCGCTGCAGGTCGGCGATCTTCGCTGATACGGCCCCAATGCTGGCGGCAGCTGTCTCGCCAGAGATGCCGAAGGCCTCCAGCTGCTCGCGGACATCTTTCAGATGCGCAGGGTCAACGCCGAACTGACGGGCCAGCTGGTTCAACGCCCTGATCTTGTCGGTATATTCGATCAGCGCCTTGACCTGCCGCGTCATCTCGAAACCGAACAGTGCCAGCCCAGCCGCGCCAGCGGCCAGCCCGCCGCGCAGCATGCCGAGACCCTTGAAGGCCTCGCCGACCTCGCCGGTCATCTTCTTGATGATGCTGGTCAGCTCGTTGGTTTCGCGCTTGAACTTTTCAACGTGCTGCTGGCTCGCCCCGCTGCCGAGCTGCTTGATCTCCTCGTTCAGCTTCTGCAATCCAGCCGAAGCATTGTCGGCCAGCGTGACGGTTAAGCGTAGTTCTTCCTGCTCAGCCATTATTCGTCATCGCTGGTTGCTGACTGTTGCGCGCGATCACACTGGGCAGTGCGATGCAGATGCAACGCAACCTCGCTCAATGGCATCGACAAAAAAATTTCAGGGCTGACGTGATACCAGCGCGCCAAGCGGTAGCAGTCGAGGATGATCTCTTCCTCGCTGCCTACCAGGCCGCTGGATCGGGCAGAAAAAAACGCCGCAACCGATAGGCGCAGCTGTTCCAGTCGCGCGGGTCCATCTCCTCGATGAACGGCGGCAGGATATTGGACAGCGCGGCGATCATGTACGTCATCTTCCGCTCATCGATGATCACATCACCGTCCTGATTGACGCGGATCGGATTGCCGTAGCGGTTGATGTCGCCAGCGCGCGGCTCACGCAACGAAACTTCCCTGACATCCTCGCCGCGATTGTTGCGGATCGGCTTGTACAGCATCTTGACGATGATCGGCCATTCATCCTGCAGCAGCGGCGGCAGCTCTTCCGGTGACAGCTCGATCTCGGGCGGTGGCACTGCAGGTTTGCTGCCCGGTGCCGCAGCCGCTGCAGGTTCGTGCTCCAGCGTGGCCGGCTGATCCTCCACGAAGCCTTCGCGCTTTGGCTTGACGTTCATAGGCTCATCTCCTCACAGGTAATTCCCTCCCAGCGCACGCGGACCTGACCGTCGCGGGTATTGTTCTCAAAGCCGCCCTTGCAGGTCGCGCTGGTCAGCACGTACTGCATATTGTTGGCGAGCTGCGCCACCACCGTGACATCGGTTTCAGCGATCAAGGTCTCCAGCGAGAGCCCCGGAACGGTTGACAGGTCGCCTTCGATGTAGGGCACGCGCGGCAGCTCCTGATAGCCGTGCACGCCATCCTGTCCCGCGATCATGGAGCGCTCGACAGGCGATGGGC